TATATTGATGCTCTTAAAATTAAAAAAGTAAGAGAAGTTAAGAAAGATAAGAAAGACTCTGGAGTATCCATAGACACTGGCATGAAGCTAGACTATGGTGAAACAGTTGATTACTATCTTTATTTTCCTAAAGGATATAAAGGAAGTGATAATAATGCGATTAAAATTGCTGATGATGCTATTTCATATGTACCATCAGGTATACAAGATCATAACCGTAACATGGTTTTATCGTTCTTACACAAAGCGATTAAATCAGTCAATCAACTTCGTATGATTGAAGACTCTCTTGTTATCTACAGAATATCAAGAGCTCCAGAACGTAGAATTTTCTACATTGATGTAGGTAACTTACCGAAGATGAAAGCGGAACAATATCTCCGTGAAGTCATGGGTCGTTACAGAAACAAACTTGTTTACGATTCATCTACTGGTGAAATCAGAGATGACAGAAAACATATGAGTATGTTAGAAGATTTCTGGTTGCCTCGTAGAGAAGGTGGTCGTGGAACTGAGATTACTACACTCCCAGGCGGACAAAATCTTGGAGAACTAGAAGACGTTAAGTATTTCCAGAAGAAATTATATAAGTCATTAAACATTCCACTCTCAAGACTAGAACAGGAATCATCATTTACTATCGGTAGAACAAATGAGATTACTAGAGATGAACTTAAGTTTGCAAAATTTGTAGGTAGATTGCGTAAGCGTTTTTCAGAACTATTTCATGATATGTTGAAAACACAACTTATCTTGAAAGGTATTGTCTCTCCTGACGATTGGGAGGAAATGAAAGAAGATATTCAGTACGATTATATCTTTGATAATCATTTCACAGAACTAAAAGAAACTGAAATGTTGACTGAAAGATTAAATGCAGTCAATATGGTTGAGCCTTTCCTTGGAAAATATTTCTCTGTTGAATATGTGCGGAAACAAATCCTTAAACAAACTGAGGATGAAATTGAAGAGATAGATCAACAAGTAGAGAAAGAAAAAGAGATGGGAATCATCCAAGATCCAATGGCAGCAATGGATGCCATGGGCGGTGAAGGTGGAGAAATGCCACCAGAAGAAGGTGGAGATGCTGGAGGAGGTGGAGATTTAGACTCCGCATTTTCCTCTATGATATCCCCAGGCGATTACGGTAAAGGCGATATCTGATAAATAATAGTTGTAACACATGATATTTTTAGTATGGAACCTGAAGTTACTCAACCAAATGATCCAATCGTTGCGGATATTTTAAATAAAAATCATCATAACGCTAACGAGAAAATATATAATGCACTATATGGAAAGAGTGCTGAATTTATCACTGCGAGAAAAGCTCAGATTGCAAAAACCATGTTCAATGGTCCTGATCAAGAACAACCAGATACGGATGCTTATGATGAGGTAGAACCTATTGTTCAAGTTGATGATAATCAAAGTGATGAATCTGAACCGAGTGAAACTGTAAACACAGACGAAACAGAACATGAAACTGATAGCTGAAGAAATTGTTGACGTTAATTTTTTAACCGAAGATAACAATGGTAAAACAAGTCATTTTATTGAGGGAGTATTTCTTCAAGGCGAAATAAAAAATCGCAATGGAAGAATGTACCCAATAGATACTTTACAGCGTGAGGTTGATACTTATAATGAAAGTTACGTTTCAAAAGGTAGAGCTCTAGGAGAATTAGGTCATCCTGATGGCCCACAAATTAATCTAGACAGAGTATCACATAAAATTGTTTCCTTGAAACAAGAGGGTAATAACTTTATCGGTAAAGCGAAAATCCTTGAAACTCCTATGGGTAAGATTGCCAAGAACCTTCTAGATGAAGGAGTAAAACTTGGTGTATCATCCAGAGGTCTAGGTTCAATAGAAAGGAGAGGTGATATGAATGTTGTCAAAGATGACTTCATGTTAGCTACCGCCGCTGATATTGTTGCGGACCCATCTGCACCTGACGCCTTCGTTGAAGGTATTATGGAGGGTAAAGATTGGATATGGAATAGTGGTTCTTGGAGAGAATCAGATATTGCCACCGCAAAAAGAGAAATTGACAACGCAAATGTTGATCAATTAACGGAGAAAAAACTAAAAGCGTTTGAATCACTACTCCGTAACCTAAAATTTTAATAAATATTATTAGAAAATACAAACTTTCCAAAGAGGATTTTCCAAATGGCTGTTGATGCAAAAGAAAAAGAACAAATTGAGGAGTCAAATCCAATTACTGCTAACGCAGAAGCGGGTGACAAAGCTCCAAAGAAATTGACCGATCCTACTCCAGGCCAATCTGGTAGCGCTGACGATCTCGGCGGGCCAGTAGTTGTACCTGACGATCCTAAGTCAATCGGTAAAAAAGCTGCCGCTGCTGCTACATTTGAAGGAGATAAGTCTATCAAGGCAAAACCTTCTAAAGCATCTGGTAAGGTTGCCGAAGAGGTCGAGGAAGAAGTCGCAGATGAGATTTCAATTGACGTATCTCAAGATGTTGACGCACTTCTACAAGGTGAAGAACTCAGTGAAGAGTTCCAGAAAAAGGCTGCTACGATTTTTGAAGCCGCTGTAAAAGCAAAAGTCGTTGAGCAAGTCGAAAAGTTTGAGAGTGACTACGAAGAAAAACTTGCAAAAGAAGTTGAGTCCGTGAAGGAATCAGTGGAAGCAAGAGTAGACGCTCATTTAGATTATGTTGCCGAACAGTGGGTTAAAGAGAACCAACTCGCCATTGATTCGGGTCTTCGCAATGAAATCACAGAGGAGTTCATCACTGGATTGAAGAACCTCTTTGCTGAAAATTACATTGATATCCCAGACGACAAATATGATGTTCTAGAAGGAATGACAGAACAGATTGATGAAATGGAAACTAAACTCAATGAACAGATCGAGAAAAATGTTGAGCTAAACAAAGCACTTGGACAGTATATTAAAAATGGAATTGTAAGTGAAGTGTCCGAAGGTCTTGCTCAAACACAGAAAGAGAAGTTTAACTCCTTAGTTGAGAGTGTAGAGTTTGATAGTGAAGAATCTTATCGTGAAAAACTAGGTACTCTTAAGGAGAGTTATTTCCCTAAGAAGCCTGTCACGCAGAGTGAAGATCTGGCAGAAGAACAAAAGGAAGACCAACCTCTAAACGGTCCTATGTCCGCATATGCGGCAGCAATTGATCGTTGGAAATAAGTTTCCTTCTAAATAATAAAGATTCCAAACAATTAAACTAACTTACGGAGTTACACTTAACATGTACAATTCGGAAAAACTTCAAGAAAAGTGGAAGCCCATATTGGAGCACAATGGTCTTGAAGATGTAAAAGATAATCATAGAAAAGCGGTTACAGCTATTCTATTAGAAAACCAAGAAAAATTCCTTCGTGAAGAGCGTGCAGTTCTTTATGAAGATCCTACAAACTCAGCTGGTACAGGTGGATTCAGTGGTTCTGCTGCTGGTGCAGGTCCTGTTGCTGGTTTTGACCCTGTTCTTATCTCATTGATAAGAAGATCTATGCCTAAGTTGATGGCATATGACATCGCTGGTGTACAACCAATGAGTGGTCCTACTGGACTTATATTCGCAATGCGTGCTCATCGTGGTACAGACAGAGATGGTAACGGTGCAACACCTAACGTATTCACCAACGAAACCTTCTATGATGAAGTTCCATCTGGTTTCTCTGCTGGTGGTGGTGCTTACTCAGCAGCTGCTGGTACAACTGCAACAAACCCATCAGTTCTTAACGCTGCATCTCCTGGCGCATACGCTGCTACAGGTGGTATGAACACAGCAACTCTTGAAGGACTTGGAGATAACACAGGTGCTTTCAGAGAGATGTCATTCTCTATCGAGAAAGTAACAGTTGAAGCAAAAGCACGTGCGCTAAAAGCTGAGTACAGTTTAGAACTTGCTCAAGACTTGAAAGCAATTCATGGTCTTGATGCTGAGACTGAACTTGCGAACATCCTCTCAACAGAGGTTCTTGCTGAAATCAACAGAGAAGTTGTTAGAACTATCTACGTTGTTGCTAAGCCTGGTGCTCAGTCAAACGTTGCAAACAGTGGTTCATTCGACTTAGACGTTGACAGTAATGGTCGTTGGTCAGTTGAGAAGTTCAAAGGACTTATCTATCAGATCGAACGAGATGCAAACGCAATCGGCCATGAGACTCGTAGAGGGAAGGGTAACTTCATCGTCTGCTCTGCTGACGTTGCTAGTGCTCTAAACATGGC